AGATAAAAATCGTCTTTTATTATACAAGGAATTTTAAATCGTAAAATAGCGATAAAACGTAGTAAATTTTACAAAAATCTGCAACATAGTGGTGTCCCCAACAGACGCCATTATATATAAAATAACACCTATAATACGAGAAACTATAAGAGATTAATCACATTAAATCGCACAATAGTTAAAGGGATTACAAAGTTGAAATTGAGCGATTTTTAATTATAAAAACATAGAGTGGCCGCCTACACCGCCTCCGCCCTATTTCGCCAGCCACGAGCGTTAATCTTTAACTTCGGGTTTTTCTCGATCAAGGCGTTATAATGCTCTATCTCGGCTCTATCGAATTCTTTATCGAATCTCTCCTCGTCGTAGCTATTTAGAGCCTTTAGCGTTTCTTCGCCTACTACTGCGTCCGCGGTTACGCCTACTATCTTTTGAGCCGCTTTTATAGCTACTCCTATACCGGCGTTTACGCCGAATATAAATATTTCGCTTGCTATCTTTTGACTTTTTATATCCTCGCCTTTTATCTTATTCCAGTATTTAAATTTATAAAAGTTAGCGGTATCTGCTTGAAGCAGGGCGTCTTTATATAAAACTACCGAAGCCTCTTCCATACTCCCCGCCGCTCTTAGCGTAGGCCTTATTTTTTCCCAACCGCTCCAGCCGGGATTCGCTTTTTCGTATATACCCATCCACGTTAAGCCCTCTTCGCCTTCGTTTTTATGCAAGGCGTTTTTAGGGCTATTAAACTCCAGCCTCTTTAAAATTTCGTAAGCCTCTTTAAAATTCGCCATTATCGTTATCCTTATTTAGTTTACTTTTTATAGCGTTATCTACCGTCTGCCTTATCCACTCCGCCCCTCTCCATGCTATAAAGCCGCACGTGGCCAAAGCTATCCTCTCGTCTTTTTGCCAGGCGTAAACCAACTCGTAGCCTATCCAGCCTAAAAACATAGAGGTAAAAGTTCCTATCACTCCATCTATCGTTTTTTTCTTAGACCCGTTAGCCCAGCTTAGCACGCCGCCCGTAAGGCCTATAAGCAGCACCCATATATAAAATCCCAGCTTGTCTAATAAATCCATCTACCATACTTTCAGCGATACTAAAACCGCTATTAAAACCGATAAGACTATCTCTAGCGCTACTTTTTTGTTAAACCAAAATTTCTTCGCTCTAATCGCCAGCTCGCTCATCGGCACACCCCTTTAAAAGCCTATCCGCCGCTACGGCGTATTCCATAAGATCTTTAAACGTCTGCGGATTGTTTGGGTCGTATTCGGGCGGCGTAGGCAAATCCTCGCGCTTTATGCAGGCTACGGGCGTTTTTACCTCTTGATACTCCGTGCGGGCGATGATTTGCGGCTCTTTACCCGCGCACCCGGCTAGCATTAGCGCGCAAGCTAGCATGCATAGGGTTTGAGTATTTCTCATCTTGCCCCCTTAAATGCCTTAGCCGCTACGCTCGCCGTATCCTCGTAAAATTTCAGTTTCTCTTGACACTGCGCGTCTTTGGCGGGCGCGGCTAGCTTTTCAAATCTCGCTTTTGCTTGTTTGGCTTCTTTGATAGCGTCTTGCTTTTTTACTTCAAGCTCCTTAAATTTAGCGTTTTGTAGCTCGATTTTTGCGGCGCAGGCGTCTAAATTCGCCTTTGAAATCTCGCTTTGGCTAATCGCTAGCGTTAAATTTTCCCTTAAATCGGCGTTGTCTTCGCGCAAATCCGCAATTTGCCCGCGCAAATTTATCGCGTAAAGCAAGGCCGATATCAGCGCCGCGCAAAAAGCGCCGGCAACCGCTAAAAATACTTTATTGTCTAGAATTTGCCACATTTTACGCTCCGTATTTGATTTTATGATACGCGCGGCATGCGTAATAAAAGATTAAAATTTTCCATTCCGCTACGCGTAGCTCGCCCATAATCTCTTTTAAAATTTCGTCCGCGCGCTCGTATCGTTCTAAGTCGCATAGATAATCGTGTGCGACTACGGCGCTAATGTATTCCGGGCTATTGGGCGGAAAAATAGACCAAAAGACGCGCGGAACGTTCGCACCGTTCGTTTTATAGCCCGCGGGTATTTTTATTGTCTCGCCGCTTGCACTTTGATATTCGTACTCCCGCGCTAGCTCGAATTTATCCTTATCAAAAGGTTTTACAACCACTCTTTTTACTTCACTCATTCTTTTCTCCTAAATCTATCTCGATTACGTCCGCGAAATCTATCACAGTGAGTTCGTCTTTCGTAGTAGCAGCGTTTATTGCTGTTTCGTATCTCCACTTTAAGTTAAATAGCTCTATACCGCCCCGTTCTATGGCTATCTTTATATTTTTTAGCTCGTCTAGGGTTACGGGCTTAAAGCTATTGTCAAACGTTCTAAATACCTTTTGGGGCAGTTCGTCGTAGTTTTCTATCATGGATATCGCGTTTAGCAGATATTTATACCCACCGTCTATCTCACTAAAGCCTTTTAAATTTATCTTCGCACGCTCGGTCATATCTTTTTGCCACCGCGAAAGCTCGGCCAGCTTTTGCTCTTTTAGCTCGTCGAGGCTAGGCTCTTTCGTTTCGCAAAAGAGTGTTTTATTTTTTTTATCTACCTTGTTTGCGCCCGAGCTTACCGCTTCTTGCCAAGCTTCGTCGGTTATAGTTATATTAGGGCTCGGAACGTCCTTAAAATCGTCTGGATAATAGCCCCAGATCTCAAACGTGTCCGGTTTATAATGAACTTTCATGTTTTCTCCTTTAGTATCCGAAGGCTTGAAACGATACGGATACCGTAAAAGCATAACCGCCATCGTAACGGTGATTAAAAACAAACCCGGCTTTATCGATATTTTCGGTAATAACAAACGAGCCGCCTTCCGTGGTTGATTCGTTATTTTTCTTGTGCCTAACAACTGCGATTTGAGCGACCACAAATATGCAAGCATTGGGGAATGCGGAACTAAAATTTACTCTGAGGGGCACGGTCTCCGTACGATTTTGTGACCATCTTTGAAAGTCAGCCTTTCCTGCCCTGGCTTGTAGCTTACCGAGAGCGCTTTCTAATCCTAAGATATCTTTTAGCTTATTAATACTCATGGGCCTCACGTGGTTTTCGCTTTGCGAGAAGCGGTAGAGTATCTCGTGATTGGGTCCTGCTAGATTATCTTGATTCCCCTCGGTCAGCCTAAAATGGCTTGCGCTTATCCATCTGCCCTCAAAATCTCCGTTGCCGTCTCTTTTAACTATCGTGCCGGGGACATTGACCGCGCTAACCCCGCTTCCGAAAATTTCGGCATTAAACGTTTGGCTGGCGCTAAAAACGTTTTGAACGTCGGTTTTTGCCGCGTTTAAAGCAAGCACATTGACCTGCGATTTGGTAAAAACATCTAAAATTTCGCGCATTTTATTTAGGCTCATAGCCCTTATAAAGCCGTCGTCGTTTCTGTAACTTATACACGAATTTAAACTTGGCGACTGGTCGTCGAGGGGCGCGCTTTGATAAAAATTAACGGCATATATATATCCAGCGCCATTACGCCTAACTATTTTATTTGCAAGCGGATCCGTGCTTGCTTCGCTGGAATTTAGCTTATTCTTTAAAAGCTCATCTATCTCGGTTGCCGAGTATCCGTTTTTTATACTGCCGTCGCTTGCGTCTATCTCACATACTACTCCCCAAATATTATTCGCGCTATTTCTTATTTTTAGGTAGTGCTTTTTGGTGTTTGAAACGTCTAGCCACAGCATCCCCGCTTGCGGGCTTGAAGGAGCCGTAGCGCCCGCATTTAGTGAAGCAAGGGCGCTAAAAATGTTATTCGCCTGCGTTCTAAACGCCGTTCCACTTTGGTTAGCCGGTATGGTGAAGCTATTTACTTGTGCCATTTTAATACCCTTTCGCTATATAATTAAATTCGCGCCTTACGCTAGCGCCGTTTTTGTCTATGATTTTTATCATAAATCCTTTGTCTGTTTGGTTTGTTAGTATAGCGTCGTCTCCGCTTCGAGCGTCAATAATCGTTATTTGTGTTTTTGGGGCTACGCTAAAATCGTTTTTATACTTTATATTTACAACCCCGTTCGCTGCGCTTACGCCACTCTCGCTTTCGATGACGTCTGGCATATCGATTAAAATGTTTAAAGCATTTATAAAAGGCGTTATAAGTGCCGTTTTCGCTGTAAGCGCGACCCTAAATTTAAAAGCCTTACCTATGTATTCGCCGCTTTCGAAGTCCTTATATGCCGCCCAGCTTACGCCGTCTTTGGATAGCGAAATTTGAAGCCTCGCTGTAAAGTCGTTTTCGTTGGCGCCATCTACGTTTTCTACTTTATCGACGTTTGAGAAGCTATCAAACACAGAATTTAACGCCAACCCGCTAACATCCAAAAAAGCGCTTATCTTGCATAACTTTTCGCTGCTTAGGGTTACGATCTTTTTAACGTCGTAGTTTCCGCTTAATGCGGAGAGTTTTCTAGCCACGATGTTCGCGTTCGTATAATCGCCTATTAGGCATAGCCCGTTGCTTGAAATTTGGGTGTTATTATGCATCCCGTCCCACGCGGGCTGCGCGATAGTTTCCATCACGTTTACATCAAGGCGATTTTCATCTACGATCAGCGTCTTTGCTTGCACGCTATACACTTTTAGTCCATACGCGTTTTCGTAATAGGCTTTTATGAGATAGGTTCCGTTAAAATTTAGCCCCGCGGTTAGTCCTTTGGTATCTGCCACCTTATAAGCGTTATCCCAGCTTACGCCTTTGCGTAGTTCATAATATAAGTCTTTGCCCGCTTCGTTCCAGTATGCGTGAAGTTTATTTTCCTTGTAGATGGTGCCGAAAGCGGCGATATTAGGCGGGGGCGTAGCGGTTAAGCTTAGCCCCGCTTCCGCGCTTCTAATATTGCTCGTATCGATAGCTATTACGCGAATATTTAAATTTTGGGCGTCTTTTTTGACACTAGCGGACAAATTCGTTGTAGCTCCTACTAGCGCGCCGTCTTTGTAAATTTCAAACTCTTTAAAGTCGATAGGCCTGTCGTCATAGCTCCAACTTAACCCCCACTCATCGCGGGTCTCGGTCGCCTTTAAATTTTGAACCCTCGGCGGCGGAGCTAGTTTGCCGACTACCTTATGCGCGCAACTTACGCTATTACCGAACGTATCGCTTATCGATATTTCGTAGGTTACGTTATCTTTTACTTTTACGTCGCAAAAGCTATCGTTCGTCTTAATCGCCAGCTCTTTGCCTCCGCCTTTGACTTTTACGAGATAGCTTAGGCTGGATCCGCGCCAAGCAAGCGATAAATACGTTTCGATAGTCTTATTTTCGAGGCGTAAATTTTCGGTTACGCGCAAATTTGAAAGCCCTAGCGACGAGCTGTTTTGCGTGCGGATAGTATCGCGGTCGTTATAGACGTCCTCGTTGTATTCGATAGCCGTTATATGACGCGTAAATTCACCCCCGATTGAAATTTTGATAATGCGGTATAATTTACTAACCTTGTTTACTTCGCCCAAGGCGTAGTTATCGTATCGCTTATACGCCGCACCGTTTAGATTTACCCTTATTTTATTGGGCGCGATAAATTCTAAAATTTGATATTCTTTAACCTCGTTTACGTCGTTTTTAATTTGAATAGCGTATACCGCGGTATCTTTTAATACAAAGTCCCCGAGGTTTCTATCAAGCGTGAGAATATTGCCTGCGCTATCCGCTTCAAGTCTGCCCGAAAAACCGTATTGAGGCACGTCGTGGCTTACTCTTATCACGTCACCGTAACGACAAACAAGGCTATCTTTATCGGCTTCAAATTCTATGGTTTCGGTCAAGTATTGGTTGCAGTTTAATAAAAAACGCCCGTAAGATTTGGCTTGTTCCTCGTCCGTGCAGCCTATCAATGTTACGGAGGTTTTAGACGTCATCCTGGAGTTGTCGAGAGTTCTAGCGCCTACCGAAACGATAGAGGCCTCATACTCTTTATTTTTATCGTAGTAGGTTATCTCGACGAAATTAGCCCTATCTACGAGAGGCAAAAACGATTGCTTAAACGTGCCGCTTAGGATATTGCCCATGCCAAAAAGGAAACTTTGCACGGGTAAAATTTCGGCCTTTTCTATTATTACGTCGAATTTTGAGCCGGCCTGCAAAACCGAGGCACGGCCGAGCAAGCTAACGGTATCAAGAGCCTTTTTAACGCTTACTTCGCTATCGAATACGATATTACAAGTTAATTTTTTTTCATTGCAAAATTTAGCCCACTCTTTGAAGCTAGGCATTATCCTGGAAGGTTCTACCCCACTATCTATCAGGATTTGTTCGGCTACTTCTGCGGGGTTGCTCGAATTCGCCGATACGACGCAGGTAATCGTAGGCGCGTTGCCGCTAAGTTGATCTGTCGCCAACGCCCGCACCGCTAAAAGAGCCGTGCCGGGATATATAAAATCATCCTTGGTTGTTTCGGTAATATATTCGAGATAGCAATCGCTTCCGTATCGACTACCCGTATTAGGCGCGGAGTTAAATTTCGCCCTTACGTAATACCTGTTAGCCGGGAGGTTATCCGCTTTTAGTGTCTTTCTAAAAGAAGCGGTAGAAGCGCCGCTTATGGTTACGGGGCTTTGAGAAAAACTTATCCAAGTTTTATTATCGACGGAGTATTCTACCGTTACGCTTATAGAGTATCCGTCTAGACCACCGTTATCATTTGCATACCAAAGGCCGCGCGGCATAAGAAGCGTAGCCGTAAGAGAAGTTACGGCATTGCCGTCGGTTTGGCTTAGCGCGTGCTCTCCATTTGGATTTAGCTTTTTGCCCACGCCTTTGTCGTAGGGCGTATCATTAAAGTGCTCGATAATAGCTTGCGTAGTCTCGCCGCTTCTTATTTCATAGCTTACGCCCTTAAAATTTGCTATATCCTCGTTGTTTATTTTTATGTCGGTTATAGCGTTTATGACTCCGTCGCTAACAGCGTAAAGTCCATTAAAATACTGTTTGTCATCCACAGCTTCGACGTATGAAGCTATTAGCGGCGGCGTGATTTTATGGGTGCCGAAAATTTTAGGTATTGCCTGACTTTGCATAGCTTGGTTAGTCGGTTTGCTCCAGCCGTAAGCTTGGCTATTTCTAAAATCTTGTTTGTTGAAATCAAAACTAGGCTTAGGCGTAGGCATTAGAGCATTTACGAGCAAGCTACCAGCGACCGACACACCGACGGCCGCCATAGCCCCGTACATAGTGCCGTATGCGGCTCCGACTGCGCCTCCCGTATATACCGATGCGATAGCCACGACTACCATCATTACGGATTTTAGTATGCCTTTACCGCCGCCTCCGCCGCCTCCTTTTGGCACGATAGAGATATTTACTACGTCGCCGCTCTCTACCTCGAAAAAGCCGTCCTGGATAACGCTATTTTTAGATATTACCAAGTCGTAAATTTCGTTATCGTATTTTAAATCTTTTAAAATTTCATCGATATTTTTATAATTGCCACCCGTCCTTACGGTTCTATCTAGCGGGTTGAGGATATTATGGCAAGTGATGATCTTATTTGTAGTCATAATATCCCTCCGCTAGCTTTTCGTAGTTACTCAAAGGCTCGATTATCGCGCCCGTATCGGTAGTGGTGTGTAAAATATGGTTTTCGTCTATCATATATCCGAAATGAGTTACGATTTTAGGGTGATTTATGTCGTAACGCAAAGCCACGCAAACGCCTTTGCGTTTTTCTACCCTATGCCAATGTTTTGAAATTTCCTCTAAAAACTCACCAAACACCATTTTTGCTCTATCGTGCGGAGCGCGAGCGGGCGGTATAATTACGCCGTGCTCTATCTCGTAGCACTTACGCACGAGGGCGAAGCAATCCATCTGTGGAAAAGGCGTGCCGATCAAGTCTCTTATCGTCATTTTTTATACCCGCCTTGTATTCCCAAAAAGCCGCCGAAACGCACGGAGTTTCCTTTCTTGCGGCAGGCGGCCAAATTCTTGTCGCAAGCGTCATCCGCACCTTTATACCCGCACCTGGCGTCTTTAAATTTAAATGGGCAATAATCCTTATACATCCTACGCGGCGGGTAGCTCATATTAAAAAGATTGTTCGTACCTAGATTAAACGTTACGTTCTGGGCGTCGCTACTAAAATCGGTGAGCTCGAAAAATTCTTCAAGCACCGGCTCGCTTAAATCTTTGGTATTTATGACGTAGACCTTGGCTTGTATGGCCGAATTGTCGGTGCCGTGCAGTTTAATATAATTATCATACATGTTTATGTAGTTTTGCATGGCGCGGCTCGTGTTATCTATGCTTAGGCTAAACTGCGGTATTTCCCCCTTAGCCGTTTGAATTTCGCCTATACTAAAAGGAAACGCGATAAACTCGTTGTCCTTAAAGGTTATATTCTCGGAGTTATTTACTATGCGCACGGTCGGAGTATCGGGGATAAAAAGCTCAAGCCCCACTAAAAGCACGCTATCGGTCGCCAAAGTATTTAAATCTTTTATCGTGGATAGTTTCATTTTATACCTCAGCTATCTCTATCTTTACGGCGCAGTACCCGCCCGCGCTATCGGTCGCCGTTAGTTCATCCATAATAAAGACGCAAATTTTAGTTTCGTCTTCGAGCGGGTAGCGGAATTTAAACGCTTGTCCTTGGTTGGCTGTGAAAAAATCTCTTAAAATTTTAAACTGCTCAGCATTTACGGACGGATAATTTAGGCTGTATTTGCTCTTTGTTTTCGTCCACTTTTTGCGCGTCATTGTATATCCACCCTCGCTACTGCTTCTATGGGTTGGATTTTGTAGCGTTCTAGATGAGCCCACGATCAGCGGCGGATAAGTAGGGTAGGTATTCATCGGCTCCCTCCTATCATATCTCTAAGCCCTTGTTTGTTTCTATTTATACCGTCGATTACGATGCTTATCACCTGCTCGCCTAAATCCTGCCTTACGGAGGTATTGGCTACTTTTATATCCTCTTTGGACTGATTTATAATCTCTATTTTTACGTTGTTTAGTGATGTGGCAATCTGCGCTTTTACGCCCAAATCGCCATTGCTCGTCCTGGTTAGCGGCATGATAGCTTCAGGGCTGCCGCCGTTTTTCTCGCCCATTACGCCGATGTCGGGAATACCGCCTTTGGCAAATTTAAAAAAGGTCGGTTTGCTTACGATAGAGTTGGCGTAGCTATGTAGATCGGGGCTTGAAAATACGCCGCCTTGAGCGAATGGGCTTATGCCCGCCGCTCCGCCGCCCGACATACCCGGCCCCACCGAGGCGAATTTCGAGGATAAGGCAGGCGCAGAACCGCCGAACATTCCCATTATCCCTTGTCTGATTGCCGCTATCATCTGCGAAATGATAAATTCTTTAACCAAGGCCTTATAAATTTGCCCCAATACATCCTGAGCAAGATCACCGAATTTCATAAATTTATCGCTCGAATAATCTAGGAAATTACCCATCGCGCTTTCAAGCCCTGATAGCCCGTTTTGCATAACTTGCCCCCAGCTTGAAGCATCAAACATCTGTTTTTGGTAAAGCTGTTCCTCTAACGCCATCGCGCGGGCGTAGTAATCTTTGGTAATCTCGCCTTTTTTTAGCATAGCCGTATATTGCTCCGCAGTATGGCTATGCTCTATCTCCACTAGGCGTATACGTCTAGCCGTTTCGTCGCTTATTAGCTCCGCTTGGCGTTTAGCTAGATTAAATTCGCGGTCTTTTAGTTGTAAATATTCGTTAGTGGCCTTGATTTGGCTTTGACGGGCGGCTTCAGTTTCGGCGGCTCGTTTCTTTTCTAGGGCGCTATCGAAGCTCTGTTTATCCTGCGCCCTTATCTTTTCCAATTCCCCGCCGGTTATGC